AAAAGATTTTCTTGTTTCTTGATGGTTTCAATCACATCTTTGATGCTGTAGGTGTAGACATGCTCTCTCTTAACCAGTTCATCATAGTTGAAGCAATGATAGCAATGAAACATGCATCCAGTCAAGCCATGAATCAATAAACTGGGTTGATCTTCAATTTCACTCAACGTCAAAAGCAGTTTAGGATAATATTTAATCATGGGTGTCTTTATCCCCAAAACGTCTTCGTTGAGCCCAATCTAGGCGACGTGCCTTACTCCAAAAATTATACTCGCCCTTATAATATCCTTTGTTGTCAACTCTGATGTTCTGTCTTGCAATCATGCGCACATAACCGATGACACGACTGTAGGATGCGATGTCATCACTACCGCATGAAGGACATGTGTGGATATCTTTCGCATCCTTAGCAATGATCTTCTGACCACATTCCAAACAGCTTGTAATGGTGGGTGTGAGTGTGATGTAATTGATTGGTTTTTTGAATAGATTTTGAAGATAATTGGAAAGAATTTCTGGACGTATCTTGTCCTCGATGAAATGATGCAGAATGGATCCTGATGTCGCATAACCTTGAAATTCTGCAGCATTCTCTATTTGTTTTGTAAAATCTTCCTCACTGAATGGCAGCATGCATCCTGAGGTCAGATATACATTATCGTTTTCACCTTGAACAAAAATCTCACGACCTCTTGCTTTCGCCCATTTAACATCGCTTCTAGCGAGTTTGATACCTGCATTTTCAGCGGGTGCATACTCAATACCACATGCAACATGATCACGAACGATAAATTCATTGATGATGTCGCTCATATATTGCATCAAATGGTGTGCATAGTCCTTTCCTTCTGGGTCGTTCATACCGAGTTTATAACCAATATTGATTAATCCTTCGTGCATACCTGTGACGGCGAACACATTGAAATAATTCTTCAAATCATGATTGAAAGCGAAAAATGTTGGATAGAGTTCCTTATGATGTTCAACCCATGCCCTTTTCGCCAAATGTCCTTCTTCCATGACTTCAAGGTATTCCCTAATCTTCTCCTTAAGCAGGGCGTCATCATGACCAAATTCAATCAGCATGCGGTTCATATTCATGTTCAAAACCTGAATGGCTCCAACATTACCGACAGAAGAGCCGAAGATGCCTCCGCCTGCTCTTGATAAGACGCTCAAGTCGATGTTAAGACGGCAACAGAGACTTCTTGAGACAGCGGGATCTTTTGGCTTAATATAAGGGTTGATTTTTGTGTAATACGCATCAACGAACGGACGTGTTCTGAAGTTTTCAAAATAAACACCACCCCATTGATACATCTTCTCGAGCAACTGATGAAACACTTCGTTGTCATAACTGAAATCATCATCAATTTGAACCGTGATGAGTGGGAAGGTCAAAGGTATACCATTTTTCGTCCCTTTCGCCATCGCATTGATAAACGCCATGTTGATTCGATCAAAATAAATGGATGGGATTTCCAAATATTTATAGTCCATGCCTTCACCACCGATGATGACGTATTCATCCTTGATTTCCTCTGAGGGTTTGCCAAATTCGAGCGTACAGTTGGAAAAAGCGGATTCTGATCCTGAACGCAGAGGTAGATTCAGTTCATAAATGAGCTGATACATGAGTTTTGTCAGTGTATGATCGGTATAAAATTGGCGATTTTTCTCTTCTTCGAAGAGGTAAGAAGCCAAAATGGTCGTCATTTGTGATAACATAACCGCACCTGAGACCTGTTGACTCATTAGGGTGACGACATTCGAAAAATGTCTAATCAAGGTAGGCAATGATGAGGAAGCATCTGATTCGAGCATGTTTTTGGCGATGCTTGGTATCCCTTTGGTTGCGATATCCTTGCATGATACGGATTGGCAATAGGAGCTCAGTTGCTTGTCATGGATGTAGACCACGCCATCTTCATACAACTCAACCAATCGTTTGGGTAGGATAAAATTCATCAAATACTCTTCTTCTGCCTTATTTGAGATGTTCTTTCTTAAGAGTGGCAAAGAATAGACAAAATTACTATTTTCTCTTTTTAAGTAGTCAGCTCTTTTGTCATCGTCGTTTCCGATAAATTTGTTAATGAGTTCATCTGTTGTTTTAAACATTGCCATGGTTTTGTCCCTTCGCTTTCCTGTTTTTTTGATTGTAATTTTCGAGCCACTTCTTGACAAAGGTGACATCGTTGGGAAGTCCCGATGCTTCAAATTTCAAAACAAGCGGAATACCATACTTCTTTTGAATCTTGTCTCCTGCAGCACCATAATTGGTTCCCCAATTTCGATTTCCTGAAACAGCAACACCAACAACCAGATGATGATACTTGTCCAAAAAGGCAGACGATTCTCTAGATACTTCACCGAAGTTGAAAGATCGGGTGACTAAGAACATAGGTTTTTGTTCTTGTAGCTGATAGGTCTTTATGTTTTCAGACTGATAACCGAGTCGATCCGCGAAACGTTTGACCTGTCCTGTCAGACTGTCATAGAGCACAATCATAGGAATCCTCTCCTTTTCATAAAAAATAAAAAGCATACAATGTATGCTTTATTGGAATGAGTGTGTAGAAAAAGAACACCTGGGTGTTACATATCGCATGTTCACTTATCCCCTTTAAAGCACGTCAAGCAATCTCGTTTGTTGTAAACTTATTATAAGTGATTTACATGGGATATGCAAGTACAATTTTAATGAAAATAGTTACATGTCCCTTTTCATTTCAATGATGATTTGTGTTCCTTTGCTGAGGCTAGATTTCAGTTGAATCGTGCCTTTGTATTTGATGACAATATGTTTAACAATGGCAAGTCCCAATCCAGTCCCTCCATCAGTCCTGCCTTTATCAACTCGGTAAAATCGCTCGAAGACGCGTTGCTGGTGGTCTTTGTCAATGCCTATACCATGATCGGTGACATCGAAATAAATATGCTCCTCTTTTTGATACAAGCGAACATCAACCGATTGGTTGTCGTAACTGTATTTGATTGAATTTTCGATTATATTTTTAAAAAGCTTCTGAATATCAAGTGGATCACACATCATTTCGATTTTTTCGATTTCTTTCTGAATGACAATGTTTTTCAGTTTTGCCACAGGTTCAAGAGATTTGATTTCCGATTCCAACAAGTGATCAAGCGCTTGATTTGAAAAGAATTGGTCAGTCAAATGCTCCAATCTTGATAGCATGAGCATATCTTCGACAAGGGCAGTCATGGTCTGTGTTTGATTGACAATTTGTCGTGCAGCTTTTTCTATATCTTCATTCTTGACCAGGTGATGCTCCAAGAGTTCAGCAAATCCTCGAATCGCTGTCAAAGGCGATTTCAATTCGTGTGAAGCGTGCGCAAAGAAGTCACGCTTCATTTGTTCAACAACGCGTTCTTTACTGACGTCTTTAAGCAAAACAAGAATCTTCACATCCTTTCCACTTTGAACGCTTTCGCTGAGCGTGAAAACCCTAGTTTCGAATGTCTGACCATCAAGATTGACATCAAAAACTTGTGTTTTGTTGTTTTCGTTGACTTGTGTGATGGCATCTTGCAGCGTCTTATTTCGAATGGCGTAATAGCTTTTTTTCTGGAGGCTGTCGTTTGAAATATTGAGGATGCGTCTCGCATCTTCATTAAAGTATAGAAGTTCATCATGATTGTTAAAGAGCAAAACGCCTTGTTTTATTTCATTGAGCACATGATTGAGTTGTTGTTGATATGCATTACTCGCATGGATGTGTTTAGAGATATCCAAATTGATTTCATTCATTTCGTGAAGAATTTCATTGATTTCAGGGTAGGGACCTGCCAAAGACATCAATTGGTATCTACCGTCTCTGATGGCTGTCATACCTTTTTTGACCTGATAATATGGTGAGAGCAGATTTTTGTTCACCTGAACGAGGCCTAGATAATAAGAACCAATGAAGACAAAACTGCTGATGACCCAAAGCAAAACAACCTGGTTGTAGGTTTTGACTTGAGGTTCAAGTGGCACAGATACCCTGAGAAACCCACCATCAATTTGTTTGGCGATATAAAGCATGTCCAAATCAACCGTATCCGAATGTCTCCTGACTACCTGATTGAGTGTTTGCAGTTCGGGACGGTTGCTTTTGTCCTCTCCTATTGAGGCATCATGACTATCGGCAAGCACAATGGCTTGTTCGTCTAAAATCGTAATGCGCCGGTTGTTTTCGTTTTGAAAAAGAGCAACAAATGCCACATCACTGCCCTCAAAGTGTAGGTAGGAAAGTTCAACTTCATCAATGAGAAACATCATGAGTTCATCTTGTTGTTTCCTATGAAAACTGAACAAAGTGAGAAAAATCACGAGTATGAATAACGTGAATACAATCATCATAAGGATGATGTTATTACGAATCAAAACTTTTTTCATTCTATTTGATATCCAATGCTTCTTATTGTTTTAATCTTGATATTCGCATGGTAGGAATTGAGTTTATCTCGAAGTGCCTTAACATGCATGTCCAACGTTCGAGTCTCTCCAATAAAATCAGTTTCCCATACTTCCTTGAAGATGGTTTCCTTTGATACAACACTTCTCTTGTTTTTAAGCAGTAATCTCAAAATGGAAAACTCCTTATTGGTCAGATATGTATCCGTATGATTGATGGTCACGGTGTGCTTTTTTTCATCTAAAAAAACATTACCAAACTCAAGGATTTTCTCGTGGGTGTAATGTCTCAATTTTGCTTGGATCCGAGAAGTCAATTCCAAAATACCAAAAGGTTTGGTCAAATAATCATCAGCACCTAAGTCAAGCGCAATAACCTTATCCATTTCGCTTTGTAAAGCAGATATCATCATCACAGGAATCTCGTGGTCAACTTTTCTAATTCTTTTCAATAGTTCGTTTCCTGAAATATCAGGTAACATAACATCCAGTAGAATCATATCAGGTTTTTTTTGATAAAATGCATTCAAAAAATCCTCACCATTGTTGAATCCCACGCCTGTATGTTTTGCGTTTTCAATGGTTTTTTCAATCACGTAACTAATCGCTTGATCATCTTCGACATAATAGATAATTGGCATGTATACCTCCTAGAATAGAAGCGTGTTTTTATGAGTTCCTTTGACCATAAAAATGATCCATTCCGCAATGTTGACTGCATGATCGCCAACTCGTTCGATGTATTTGGCAACCATGAGTACATAGACAGCTTCATTGGGGTCAATCTTATCCTCTTTGAGTTCTCTGGTTATTTTTTCAACGAGTTGATCAAAAAGTGAATCGACTTCATCGTCCATGGCAATCACGTCTGCTGCTGTTTTTTCGTCAACTTTGATAAGTGCTTGAATGCTTGATAGCACCATGTTTTCAATGACTTCTGCCATTTTGGACGTGATTGGCAAAAGACGTTGATTTCTTTTGTCCTCTAAATGAAGTGTCATTTCTGCAATGTCACTGGCGTGATCTCCAATACGCTCTAGATCCGTGATTAATTTGAGAATACCAGTCACCAATCTTAAATCGCTAGCAACAGGCTGCTCTTTCCATATGATACGAAGTGCTTGTTTTGCTTTTTCAAGTTCCTGGTTTTGAGTTTCAAGCTTCTTCTTAGTCGTTTGAAGGATATCATTCAGTTTAGATTGTTTCTGTTTCCAAAGTTCAACATTTGAGCTGTCATACTTAAGGTTCGCATTGATGGCTTTTAAGTCCTTTTGTTGTTCTTTGAGATCTGATTGAATCTCTTTCAGTTCGTTTTCTAAATCTCTACCATCAAGACTTAATTTTATATTTAACCCTTTGACTGTTTCTGCCATCTTTGTTCACCTCCTCAGTGGTAAAGAAAAAGCACACCACCATCGAGGTATGCTTTGAAGTAATTAATTCTTACTTTTATACAATTCTTTTTATTACATCTGTTCGCAAATTATCAAATGTTTTTTCATCTAAATATGGTTTAACTCTACGCAGATCTTCGATACTGTCTATTTCTTTACTCATCAGTAACTCTTGTATAAACTCATTTGATAAAGAGCTTTTTGCAAGTTTGATAAATTGGATTATTTTATCAACACTATAACTTTGCATCTTTTTAACCATCAACTTATGAATCAGATCTTCTGTCGCTTTACTCTTTATAAGTAATTGAATTGTGTGTGGTTCTTGAAGTAGTAGTTGCTCCTCCAATTCAATTATCCATGCTTTATCAAGATATGGAATAGTCCATTCCAAAATTAGACTTCCGTGTTTTAACCACATTTTAGAAACAAATCGAATAATGTCTTCATCCATAAAGCTATGTCTTTGAATAATGAATTGTTTATATTTTATTGCGTTATCTTCACATCTTTTTTCAATGTCTGACCTATGATCGCAAAATAATTTCTTAATTATTGAATCATTCTTTCCATATGAAATTTCTGAACTATTTATGCGACGTTGTGATGAAAAAATCTCATAATTGATGCTTTGAAAAACTACCAGATTAATTATCTCCTCATCAAGCTTATTTGCTAAGAAGAAATCAATGCAATTTTCTATATCAATAGCGTCTTTGTATGAGCTCCAATTTGGTTTTTGTATACCTTCATAAAATACTCTGGGTATGTTGAAATAATAGTTTGTTAGGCTCTCATCAAGGCTTGGATACAAATCCACATGTCTTGTGTCATAAACATGTTCAAAATACAGTACAATAATCCCGTCTTTGTGAGGAGGAATAAACTCAGGAATTTCATGTTTATATTTTGTGCCTGCTAATTCGTCATCATCAGTGGAGTAATTGTACTTCATAATTGGACTTTGAGACGCTTTAACAATATTATCTCCATCTGCTATCAGCAAAAACATTTTAGGATTAATTGTTATATTCTTTTCCGATTTGTTATGAACTTTAAGTTTAATAATGGTGTCACCACTAATTTTAAAGTCAAGCATCTCAATATCAACACGGTTTGAATTAATTCTTTCATACACACGGTAAAGCTTCTTCTCTTCAAGTTCAGTCTCTATTTTTTCAACTAATAGTTGATTTAATGGTACTTTGAAAGACTCGGATAATGCTACAACTTGAGAAAGATCCGGATAGCATTCGCCTTTTTCCCACTTTGAAACCGCTTGAAATGATATAGAAAGTTTATCTGCAAGATCTTTTTGTGTTAGATTTGCCTTTTCTCGCAGATTTTTAATCATTATACCTAAAACTTCTGCCTTTATTAACATATTTAATCACCTCTACCCTGATTATATGATTAAACACGATTTTTAACAAGATATTGATAATTGAATTGATTCTACTGTGGGTTGAAATGGTTTTTATTGCTTTTTCCCAGCAGATACTCTAAAGCAAGAACCTATCAATATCAGCTTGTGAGGCTCTTTTTGCATCACTATTTCCAGATATGACCTTCATTTCAAGCTGTACCAATTCAAAGTATGTCGTTAAATCAAAATATTTCGAATCTTCAATCGATATGCCTAGATGAGCCAAGTTAAATATGATATTTGAAGTCGCACCAAACTCTGGCTCATCATTTAGACTGTGGGGATGGTTTGGTACCTTTTTGGAGAGTCCCTAACATCTCTCCTATGGTTTGAGATAATATACTTAGTTCTTCTGTATCACTTAGGATGCCAAAATCGAGTGTCATCAAGAAATCGTTGTATGATGTTTTGCTGAATGGTCGATGAAGCACATAAATAATTCGAAAAATCGTATCGATTATGAGTGAGAAGTCTTCTTCTTTGATATCCTTACCCTTTTCAAGTTTTTTGATATCACTGAATAGTTCAGAACCAAACACATTGCGATAATCGATGATTGTAAATAGTGACGAGTGAAGTTTATACTCCTTGTCGCCAAGTTTGATAACTTTTTCCATAGGTTAAATCTCCTTAGATGAATGTTGGCAATACTGGCGATGTTGATAAGAAGTTTGTGTAGTTAGAATCTCCAACACTCGCAATAACACGAAGGATCAGATTGCTTCCTGATTCAATCGGACGAGCAGTGATGTTGAGTGAGATAGAATTCGCTTCAATGGAGTCAGCTTTCGATTTGCTAGCGTCTCCTGAAGGTGTTGCTGTACATAGGTAATACCAAATGCGACGTGCTTTAGCATCGCCTTGAATTTCATAACCCAATGCGAATGTCTTAGTTTCATTGTTGACCACTTCGACAAAATTACCATTGGTGTCTGTCTTGAATCCAAAGATATCCTTCTTAAATTCATCATCAATCTCAGTGAATTTGAGAGTGACGGTTGAGCCTGAATTGGATACCAGGGTTGCAATAACCTTATCGTCTGCATAGACTTGTGAACTACCACCGATGATTTCAGTAGTGATTTCTTGAGCACCAACTAGACGTTTTAGGGTTCCAAAAGTCCAAGAACCATCCGTTCCAATCGTAGCGAGTGCATAGTGAACATTGGTAAGTCCAAATGTGACTTTATTACTCATATTTTATTTCCTCCTGTTTGATTTCGTAAACACGATTAATCGAGTTATCGTCATTGACGTACTCTGTAATCATTTGATAATTAAACCCAGATTGATATAGTGCAGATTCTAATTGATCTTCAATTGTGGGTTCCTTTGATTCTGTGACAAGTGTGATTTGGTAGGTGATGATACGGAGTGCTGACTTGTTATCTGCATAAGTTTGAACTCTATCGCTGATCTCTTGATAGACAATAAATGGATACACGTGTAGTTCATTTGCATCGACAATGTTCGTTCCATAGGTGACCCTGTTGGATAAAACACCATTAAGTACCTGGAATATTTGTTCCAAAAAACTCATGAAGATCCACCTCTTTCAATAATCGATTTGATTTGCTCCACCATATCCGGTGCGAATGCATCGAAAGCTGGACGCATGAATGGACGTGGTCCCACAAACTTACCACCTCGATGTGTAAATCCAAACTCAAGCAAGTGGGTCAACCTTCCTTTATTACTCGAATAAATAGCGATTCGCTTGTTGATACCTTGCCCTTCTGGGATTGCAACAAATGAGTCTGCAAAGCCATAAGACTTCCCACTTCTTGGTGCTTTTGATTGAATATATGTGAGTACCTTATCAGCAGTTTCATCCAGCACTTTTTGCATAGCCTTAATAACATCTTCTGCATAAGATTCGACAAATTCACTTATCTCAACAGCTAATTCATCCAATGAGACCATCGATGTCACCTCGTTTGATTCTAGTTTCAACTAAATATAATTCGATAAACTGACCACTAATATATGTACGTTCAATCTTATAAATCTTTGAATCGATCAGTGCATGTCTGCTTCCATCATATAAGAAACTTTGAATGCGTAGTGCGACATCGATTCGGATATCTGTTTTCTTGCTTTCATAAAATTCTTTAGATGTTACTGAGAAATTAATACCGATAACTTCTTTGGAACTGATGAGTGTTAACTTGCGATTGCCGATAGTGTCTGGAACACCATCAAGTTTAAGTAATGTCAATCTGGTATTGGGTGAGCTTGGAAACATTAAGGTGCACTTCCCTTCGTAAATGATAACTGTCTGACGAGCATTTCAAAACTCTTGGGTAGTTCCTTTACGGATCCATCGTTCTTATAGCCAAAGAAGGTCTTGCAGTAAATAAGGATAAGGGAATCCACAATCGGGACTCCCTCACCATTTACAACATCATCAGCCACACCGACAGAGCGAAGAAGTTCTTTACACGCTTCGATATGCGATTGCAATTCCTCATCAGCATAGGTTTCTGATAGAGGAATCAAGAGTGATTTCTTTACTGTATCCAGTATGGCCATGATTTAGTTCCTCCGATTAGGCAGCAGCTTTCTTCTTGATACGAAGGAAACCTTTATAACCTACCACATTACCACCAGTGAATACTGATGCTTTGTAGCAGATAATGCC